GCTGAGCGCCAGCTGCAGGACCTGCAGAAGCAGATGCAGACGGTCAGCCGTACTGCCGACGTGCAGGCGCTCGAAGCTCAGCTCGTCGAGCTGCGCAAGCAGGACCGTCGCGCTATGCTCGACGGCGACGAGGACAAGAGCATCGAGCTGGGCGCGCAGATCGACCGGATCAACCGCCAGATCGTCATCCAAGAGTCGCAGAACCTGAGCTCGCAGGCCAGCGAGGAAGCGCGCGAGGGCATCCGCGTCGAGATGGCTATCGACAAGCTTGAGAGCATCTACCCGGCGCTCAAGGAAGGCTCCGAGACGTTTGACCAAGGGTTAGTCGACCTCGTGCTCGCCGCACAGAGTCAGCTCATCTCTCGCGACCGTATGCCGCCGTCACAGGCGCTGACCAAGGCGGCCAACGACATCATGCTGCGCTTCCAGCCTGCAGCGCGAGTTGACGAGAAGCCTAGCGGCGGGTTGGCTAGTGCCAAGGGCGCAGACCGCACGCAGCAGGCCAAGACACGAGCTGTCGACGCAGCGCTGCGTACGCCTCCGGGCCTCAGCGACGTCGGTGCCGACACGGACCGCGCCGGTATGCGCGACGGCTTGCCGACGCCGCAGAGTGTTGACGACCTCGCTGCGATTCCTCTCGCTACGTTGAAGCGTATGCGCGGGGACTTGACGTAGCTATAAATTTTGCTGTATGCTCGGGGCGTCGCACCGTAGTGCGACGTCCTTCGCCCCTCAGTGCGACATCTGAGAAACGTGCCTTGCAGTGGCCTCGTACCTGCCGACGCGACTCCGTAAGAGCCGAACACCGCAGTCACAGCGAGAGAGTGATCTGAGTGGCGCACAGTTTGCGTCTAAGTGTGTTCGACTTTTCATTTTTAACGGAGTACATCCATGTCTACGACAAATTTTGCGCTGTTAACCAGCGAACAAAAGACAGTCTGGTCGCTCGACTTCTGGCGGCAGGCTCGAAACCTCTCTTTCGTGAACAAATTCTTGGGCACGAACGAGAACTCTCTGATTCAGCACGTCACTGAGCTGAAGAAGACCCAGAAGGGCGCACGCGCCGTCATGACGCTGCTGACCGACCTCGAAGGCGACGGTATCGCCGGGGATCGCACGTTGGAAGGCAACGAAGAACAGCTGAAATCGTATGACAAGGTCATCACGATCGACCAGCTGCGTAACGCCAACCGCAACGAAGGCCGCATGGCCGACCAGCGCTCCGTCGTGCAGTTCCGTGAGAACAGCCGCGACAAGCTGGCTTACTGGGCGTCTGACCGTATCGACCAACTCGCGTTCCTGACGCTGGCCGGTCTGTCCTACAGCACTCGCAACAGCGCTGTTGGCGACCCGACGGGTCGTATCGGCTCTGACCTGCCGTACTTGGAGTTCGCCAAGGACGTCGCAGCCCCCAGTGCCAAGCGCTTCGGTCGCTGGAACGGCACTACGAAGCTGATGGAGTGGGGCACTGGCTCCGGCTCTGTGGCTGCTGCCGACACCCCGAGCTACAACATGCTGGTTCAAGCCAAGGCGTATGCCAAGGACAACTACGTGCGTGGCTGCAAGGACAAGGGCGGCGAAGAGGTCTATCACGTGTTCCTGTCGCCCCAAGCGATGGCCCGCCTGAAGCTGGACCCCGACTACCTCTCCAATCTGCGCTGGGCTCGTCAACGCGGCGAGGACAACCCGCTGTTCACCGGCGACGTGGTGCGCATCGACGGCATGTACCTGCATGAGTACCGTCACGTGCCTAACACCCGCTTGACGGCTGGTGGCTCGAAGTACGGCGCTGGCGGTGCTGTCGACGGTTGCCAAGTGCTGTTCTGCGGCGCTCAGGCTCTGGGTATGGCCGACATCGGTGCCCCGACTTGGGACGAAGAAGGCTTCGACTACGAGAACCAACAAGGTATCTCGGTCGGCAAGATTGTTGGCTTCCTGAAGCCGCAGTTCTACACGCAGTACAGCGGTGGTACGACCGAAGACTTCGGCGTGCTGTCTCTCTACGTCGCTCAGTAATCACATAAAGGAGAAGTCATCATGGCTATCAAGTCTCGTACCCGTGGTGCTCAGTACCCTCTGGTTGCTGAGTTCGTGTTCAACTACAACGACGGTCAGGCCAACCTGTCCGCTCTGAACGGCGCAAGCGTCGACGGCACTCCGAAGGCCAACGTCACGGACTTCGGTTCTGGCGTGCAGCCCACTGGCTTGCTGTCGGGTGTCACCTACGTCACTGGCGGCGGCGGCAAGACCAGCTACTTCGAAGTGCTGGCTCTACCCGTTGGCGCGCAGGTCATCGGTGGTGACATCCACGTCGAAAACGCGTACGTCGGTCCTGCTACTGCTACGGTGTCTCTGGGCACTTCGGCTGCAGGCACGCTGTTTGCCAACGCGGTTGACGCCAAGGTTGCAGCGCGTACCGCGCTGACCATCCCGCTGGAAGACAGCGACGCTGCTCCGTCGGGGGCCTACACCGGTCTGGACATGCGCATGACGCTGGCTCTGGGCGCTGGTAACGCGTCGGCTGGTCGTGTGCGCATCCGCGTGATGTACACTATCGACGGGCGCATCAACGAAGTAAGCGCGTCTTAATCAGGTGGTGCATGGGGGAGGTGGGTGTATAGTACGCCTGCCTCCCCTTTTTTTAACTTAACTGGAGTTCGACATGCCTGACTACGTTCTCAACCGTACGTACACCCATCGCTCTACGCATGGGCACATCATCAATTTCGTGAAAGGCCAGCCGACGTACGTGCCGCCTATTCTCGAGAAAGAAATCACGGCGCTTGGTGGAGAACCCGTAGACGGGCCGAAGGTGGACTTGATCGAGGAAGCTGATAAGCTGCCCGCCGTCCCGACGGGGTCGGATCGTGCGGAGCTCATCAAGGACGTGTTCAAGAAATTGGAAGCTCGGAATTTGCGTGGCGACTTTACAGCGCAGGGCAGACCGAATCCGAAGGTGCTCAAAGACCTGCTCGGCTTCGAAGTAGCCATCCGCGAACGCGACGAAATCTGGGAGCTTCTGAGGAAGGAAAAGGCTGAGATGTGACATACGAAGAGCTGTACGCGCTGTTTCGCAGCGATGTGACTGATGCCGTCGCTCCGTACTTGTGGAGTGACACAGAGGTTCAGGCGTATGCCAACGACGCATACAGCATGTTCGTCCGTCTCACCAAGGGCATACCAGACAGCACGTCGGCACTGACACAGGTGCCCGTCGTCGCTGGCGAGGCTACCGCGACGGTCAGCCCGCTGATTTTGAAATTCAAGAGCGCGTACCTTGTCTCCACTGGCAAGGACCTGCGCATCGTCAACGAAGGCGAGGTTCCTCGGCTTGGCACGAAGCGTGTCGGCGAGCAGGTCGACAGCCATCGAAATCCGAACCTCGGCAACGTTACACACATGGTTGTAGGGCTCGGGCGCAACTCTACGAGCGGCGTCGTGCGCTGGCACATGATTCCCAAGGACAACGACACGGTGCAGCTTAGCGTGATGCGCCTGCCGCTGAGCAAGGTTGAGCCGGGTTTTGAGTTCGACGAGATTGGTGAAGAGCACCACTATCACTTGCTGCTGTGGATGAAGCACCTCGCTTATGGCAAGCAGGACGCAGAGACTTTCGACAGAGGACGCAGGGACGAGTTTGAAAGGAAGTTTCGTGAGTACTGCGGACAGGCCACGCGCGAGTGGGATCGCTACCGTACCCACACTCAGGTTGTCGCCTACGGAGGTCTGTAATGGCGTCCCGCATTCTTCGTATCCTGATCGCGCTGGACATTTTTGTCTTTGCTATCCTGACTTTGGGCGACGCCCGTCGCAACGAAACAATCAGCTCGGCTGCATGGTCATTGGAGATGGATAGCAAGTGGCAGGGAAAACTCTTTCGCCCGATCATTGATTTTCTGTTTCGCCCGTTTCAGCGTGACCACTGCCTGAATGCGTGGCTGGTTGAGCAAAAGCAACTTAGGGGCGAAGCATGACCTTTGACAAAGCCTTTGACCAACTGATGCGCTTTGAAGGGTCTTACAGTGACCATGCTGCTGATAAAGGCGGCCCGACAAAGTACGGCATCACAATCTCAGTGGCACGCGGCAATGGCTATCAGGGCGATATGCGTGATCTGCCGATACAGATGGCAAAGGATATTTACCACACGGCGTACTGGGCACCCATGCGCTGCGATGCGCTGCCAGACTCAATCCGCTACGACGTGTTTGATGCTGCTGTGAACAGCGGTGTTGGCCGCGCTACTCAGTGGCTACAGATGGCAGTTGGCGCAGGGGTTGATGGTGTTATCGGCCCCAAGACCTTAGATGCTGCTGCCAACTGCAAGAATGTCAAAGGAAAGTTCAACGGTCTACGCCTGAGCTTTATGACAGGGCTGGGAAATTGGGATGTTTTCAGCAGAGGCTGGGCACGGCGTGTGGCTGATGTGATGGCAATGGAGGCTTGATATGGCACTCGATCCACTAACCGCTCCGCTAGATGTAGGCAAGTCACTCATTGATAAGTTCTGGCCCGATGCTGGAGAAGCTGAAAAGCAGAAGGTGCAGACCTTCCTTGCCGTGTTCATGGCGCAGTCAGATATTGTCAAGACTGAAGCCGCTTCTACTCACTGGCTTGCTGCCAACTGGCGTCCACTGACCATGCTCACTTTCACCGGGCTGATTGTTGCCCGCTGGTTTGGCTGGGCCGCGCCTAATCTTGGTGACCAAGAATACTTGAAGCTGTGGGATATCGTCCAGCTTGGCCTTGGTGGCTACGTTATTGGCCGGTCAGTTGAGAAGGTTGCTGGCCCGCTTGCTGACGCAATGAAAAGAAAGTAACCCAGATGGACTCAATTCTCAAACTTGTCACTGAAATCCACAAAGACGTGCGTGAAGTGGATCGCAAATTGACTGCGCACATGGAGTCTCATTCCGTTGAGGCTGAACGATATGTTGAAGAACTTAGGCGCGCAGCGTTTGTTGATGGCGACGTATCTCAGCATCGTCAGATGCAGCAGATTGCACTGGACAAGGCAGAGGAAAATAACAGGTTGCGGCATGAGTTTGGTAATGCGGTCGTCAAATGGGGCGTCGCTGGGGCGCTAGGGTTTGTTGTGTACGCAATCTGGAGAGCAATTCTTGAGGGGCCGAAATGACCATCACCACGCGCACTAGCCCTGAAATTTCTTTTTAAACAATTTCACACCGGGCCGCAAAAAATGCGGCCCATGAAGCAAACCACACCCCCCATACCGCAGGCGCTGCGTGCCCGCCTGCAAGACGGCAACCGCGCAGAGCGCGCGCTGCTGGTGGAACGCCAAGCCATTGACGCAGCCGCGCGCACCGCCACCCTGGCCTTTGCCTCCGAAACCCCTTACGAACGCTATTGGGGCATCGAAATTCTGGACTGCACCGCAGGCAGCATGCGCACCAAGCGCCTGCGCAGCGGCGCAAACCTGCTATGCGACCACGAAACCGCAGACGTGGTC